GCCTCTTCAATCACATACTCACGGATATTGGGTTCACGTCTCCCAATATCGATAAGAGTTCTATCTACTACTGTATGACTCATTAGTTATCTGCATCCGTTATTACTGCACGTGCAACCGATCTAGCGGAATCGTGATTTAAGATGTATTCTCTTGTCGGAAGTACAACGGACTGGTTTGCAGGAACTACCGCCAACTTAATGTAGTTGTTACCACCAATAACCTGATCCACCTGTAGACCGACAATCTCTACCTTACCAAGGTCAGCGTTATAAGAACCCACATTATCTACAATAGGTTTATTAGTTGTTAGGTTGATCACTTGCAACTTATTGGAGTTGAGTTGGTTTCTTACCTGACAGTTCTGATTTTTATATGAGAAAGTGGACGATGTGATTCTATACAGAACATCGTCGGGGGATGCAATCGCTACAGGGAAATCAAGTGTGTGATCTTGTTCTACTAACAAGGACGGGAAGAATCTCTGTTGCATCTTAACTTCTGCACGAGAAGAAAGGACTGAAGGAGAAACATCGTCAACTAGAGTTAACAGGTTCGATCTACGGAAAGCCTGTCCAAACTTACCTGTGTTCTTTGCAAAATAATTATTTACTACCGATCTGACATTTTCCTGAATTGTGTTCAGGGACAGGGTTGTTAGGTTAGGGTTGAATCTAAAGAACACCTCTGTTTCAACCCACGTCTTAACAGGATCGGTAAACTTAATACCAAACGTAGCGACTGCAATTTGTGCTGCGAGATCGACGATAGCATCTTTGGTTACTTGTTTTCTATTCTCGCCCACGTCATCTTGGAATTCGATAGACGTGAAGACAACACCAAACTCAGGTTTGATATTGTCCTCTCCACCCCAACTAGAAATGTCCTTAATAAGCGTAGAAAAGTTACGCAGGATAAGCGAATTATAGTCCGCAAAGGTAACCATCCTATTCTGTGAAGCATACTGGAAAGGAGCATTCTTACGAATCGATTCGATAGACTCCTTCTCTCCACCACCCACAGACTTGGAGTATGTGCTAACCACAGGAGTTCTTGATACGGTATTGGTAATTTTGATTGTTGAACTAGGTTCAAAGATTAACGCATTATCTGCGGCTGCACCATCTACAGACAAATAGTCGACTACAATTTTACCGCCAGGAATTGGTGTCTGACCCAATGTTGTACCGTTACCAAAACTCAATTCGAAGTAACCGTTAGGCATCTCCTTGAGGATGTACAGTGTGGATTGTTCGCTGATCGTTGTTGCTTTCAGAATGCTTGTGTACGTGACAAATTTTGTCGTACTCGTGTTTTCATAGACCTTGACCACTGCAGTATCGATATCCATATTTTTGTCGGGAATGATATACACAGCATTTTCGTCGTTACTACCAGCAATAAAACTTCTAACTTTCTTCTGACCTTCAAAGACAGGAATCTTGTCTTTCCCATCAAGTGTCGTAAATTGATAGTAACCAGCACCATCGTCGGAAGCAATCAACGTTTCGTTAGTTTGGAATGTATATTTTACAGCATCAACCTTGGAGGTGAACTGATAACCAGACGCAATAGTAATCGTGGCTTCACGTCCCGCAACGTTTGATAGGTTCATACCCATTCGAATAATGGCTTCGGATGCGGTCTTGGAGTCTGGAATATAACCAATGGCTTCTGATAGTTGCACCAGAGAACTACGCAACTGAGCGGTCGAAAGAAACGACTCGTTCAATGCAAAGTTTGCGGTGAGACCGTTTAGGTGTGTGTTGTACGCAAGGACATCCAATAGGTTCGATAGACCAGAGGCTTCAAAGTTATAATCTTTGAACTCCTCTTTCTCCTGTAAGAACGACTTAAGGTTGTTCTTAATACTTGCAAAGTCCAACGAGGACGATTTGATAGTTGTTGCCATTACCTTAACCTATTTAATGTTGTGGTGAGCTGCACTTCATCACCTGAATTTATTACTTTGAAAATAACATCAACTTGCAGAGTGTTTTGGTCTGGTAGAATTCTAGGAATCACTTCCAGTGTCCTCAAATCAACTCTAGGTTCATAAACTCTAATTGACTCATAGACGTTGTTGATGATTGCTTCTCCATCATATAGCGTGTCCAGTTCAAAGAGAAAGTCGTACAGACGTGCACCAAAATCCGGTTGGAATGGTTTTTCGTATTTACCTGTAGTCAGAAGATTACGAACAGCCTGTTTGACTGCCTGCGCCTCAGTCTTCTTGTAGATGTCTCCCGTTGTAGGTTTGGGGGAGAATCCCAAGTCGATATCTAGATTCTTACGGTTCCTTGTAGTTTTAAAGGTAACCGTATCTAGATTGCGATCCTCTATTGACAGAGCACGTTTTATTGCCATCTTAGTTCTCTTGTGTTAGACTAATTCTATTTATACTATTTTGGCAAGAC